AACCGCCAATCAGGCGTGGGCAAAGAACACCGCGCTGGCTGAGGAAGCCAACAAACGATATGCTACGACAAAGTCCCGCCTGATGAACTTGAAGAATACGGCGATCATGTTTACCCGCCAAATTGGTGACGATCTGAACCCTACGATTCAGTCTGTAATCGACAAAGCAAATGATCTGCTGCAGAAGTTCCTGTCCATGGACGCTTCCCAGCGGGAATCCATAGTCAAATGGGCTACTTTTGCCGCGGCTGTCGGTCCGGTGATTCTGGTGCTGGGAAAAGTGGTCGGCGCAGTCGGCACAGTGTCCGGGGCTTTGGGAAAAGCCTTCACAGCTGTTGGCAAGTTTTCCGCGAAAGTCAGTGTGGCTGGCGGCGGGCTCGGCGGGATGGTGAAAACCTTAGCTTCCTCGAAGCTGGCGATGGTCGCACTTTCAGCTGCTGTCATTTATAGCGCTGTGAAGCTGGCCGATTATGCCTCCGGTGCCAAAGCAGCCCGTGAAGCACTTCAGGGCATGGCGGCTACTGCGAAAAAGTGGAAAGAAACCGAAGCGGATACATTTTACAGGAAAAGCGAGGGACTGACCTTCTTTGGAATGAGCGAGGACGATTTCAAACGGCAGGTCGGCAGTTCCAAGGAATGGCTAAGCGGACTGCTGGGCGTATGGTCTGACGGTAAAAAGGAAACGGATGAGCAGATTTCCGAATGGACGGATTCCTTCAAAACACTGACCGCTTCAACCAGAGATGAACTTTTCAATCTGAAGAAAACCGCGGATGATGCAGGTTATTCTTCCGTTTCTGCGCAGCTTCAGGCAGATATCAATACGCTTGATGCTATGGATGCGGAAATTGCCAAGCTTCTGAAGAAAAAGAAAAATCGTAACCTGTCCGATAAGGATAAAATTCGCTTGCAGGAGCTCATCGATACCCGCGAGGCAATCGAGGTCAAATATCATCTCTCCGTCGCAGAAACGGACGGTTTTGATACGATCCGGAACAAAGTGGAAGCTGAGGTTGCCCGTGCACAGGCCCGAGGCCAAGAGGTCGGTGCGGAAGTCTATGAGAATGCGTTGGTTGCCGCTGGTGAAGGCATGGCTACGGTCAATGCTTCTCTGGATGAGCAGTACGACAAGGAATATGCAGTCGTCCAGTTAATCAAGGACAGCGCGGAACAGCAAAAAGCTATGGATGAGCTAAACGCTAAGTACAATATGGATCGCCGCGCTGCCGCCCTGGAGTATGCTCAGCTGATGGCCGATGTCGTAACGCCTGTCTGGGAACAGGATAATGTGCAGGAAGCGAAAACTCAAGTCGGTGACCTGATGCAGCTCCTGCGTCAATATAGTGCTGCAGCAACGGACGCGGAAAAGAAAGCCTTCCTGCCGGAGATGAACAAGTTGACGGCCAGCATGGATGAGGGGGCTCTGACAGAGTATGTTGCCCTGCTGACACAGATTCAATCCCTGCTGGATGGCGGGATGAGCGAAGCAGAAGTCCAAAAGATGTTCCCGGATATCGATTTCTCCTCTGCTTTGGAACAGTTAGCTGCGATCCAGACATACCTGACGGCCAACAAGTGGGATCCTAATCTGACGAGTATAAACGATATGTTCGGCACGGCTGTCGGAGAGGAAGTCCTGAAGATCGCTGCAGACCTTGACATGACCGGCGCAATCGCACGCTGGCAGGAATGGGCTGCCAATCCCGGCTCAATCACAACGGACGCTGTCATCACCGGTTATACGGAAGCGGAAAATGCCACGAAACAGCAGCCCATTGTAGATGCCTTCATCGGCAAGTACACAGAACAGCCGGAGGGTGTGGACAAAACCTCTCTTACGCCAAACGGGCTGGTTGCTTATGTTCAGACATACGCGGAGGCTACAACCGGAACGGATGTGTCTGCGCTGAATCCCACAAACGTGACCGCTATGGTCACTGCCTACAAGGAACTGGCTGAGGGTGCGGATGTAACACAGCTCACCCCGAACGAGATCACGGCCTACATCACCAAGTATCTGGAAAAGGAAGGCGCAGACACTTCAAACCTGACACCATCCGCTATTACGGCTTTCATTTTGGCCTATGAGGAAGTCACTGGGGGCGCATCTACTGCGGCCTTGAAGCCTTCCAATGTAGTCGGTCTGATCACAAAGTATGCAGAAGCAGAAAACGTGGATGTTTCCGCACTTTCATCCGCACAGGTGGAAGGCATCGTAACGAAATTCTCTGAAGCCACCGGATGCGATAAGTCCGAACTGATGAAGGAATTTACCGCTTACATCACTGAGTACAAAGAAGCTGAAGGCGTGAAAAAGCCTACGCTGAACATGCAGGTCGGACTTTCTGGTTATGATCTGCTGGCGTATCGCCGCTGGCTTCAAAATAATAAAGTCGAAGTGGAAGGCATTGTGCGGCTGAGTGAAGCCTACCAGGATCCCAGCGGTGTCATGAATGAACCCGGCGTCAAATACTGGAAGGATGGTCAGGAAATCCCGGTCAGCGCAGTTACCAAAGATATGCTGAAACCGGATGATGTGGCCATTCTGGATCAGGATGGCACCATGCACATTCTTATCACCACAGAGGTGTCCGGTGCACCGGAGGCTATCAAGGAAATGCGTGAGCAGGTGGCCGAGGTGGATCAGCTGGGTATGACAAAGCTAGGCACTGCCCTGACAGGTGTGCTTCCTATGAACCTCATGGACTTTATCGATGCCGCGCAGAAGCGAATTGAGACGTTCAAGAATCCTGGCTTCCTTGATTTTGCATGGCTGACGGACCTATTCAGTTCGACTGCCCGTCTGGAAACACTCGACCGCTCAATGCAGTTAGATTTTGACTCCGAAAACGTGGCACGGCTATCCACGTATGTAGCTGAAGTCGTGAAAGCGATCCAGAACGGCGACCAGGTCAGTCAGGAAGATATGGATAACCTAACTGCGATTCTGGATTTTGTGAAGAATCTGGACTCTGTCGGTGTGGGCGAGAATGTGACTGCTGGTATTGCGGAAGGCATGACGGAAGCTGGATGGGATACCAGTGCAGAAACGCTCGCCGCTAATCTTGAAGCAGCCATCAACAGCGCTTTCGTCATTCACAGCCCGTCTGAGCGCATGAAACCCTCCGGTGAATACATCGCTGAGGGTATCGGCTCTGGCATGGACGGATATGACTTTTCTACGAATGCTGCAACGGTGGCCGATAAGTTGGAAGCAGCTATCACCGCCGCATTTGGATTTGATGCTTTTTTAGCAAGCGGAGTAAGTGCCATGGCCGGACTAGCCGGAGCACTGACGTCGTATGACATGAGCGGTGCTGGGCGCTTGGTAGCTACCAACATAAAAAATGCTCTATCTTCCAGCCTGACGCCCTTATCATTGCAGTCCATAGGCATCAATGCGATGTCCGGACTGAGGGCAGGCATTCAGGCAGGACGCTCCGGTGTGATCAACGCCATGCAATCCGCTGCCCGCGCGGCTGTGAATGCCGCTAAGCGTGAACTGAAGATTGCGTCCCCATCAAAGGTATTCCGGGACGAGGTTGGCTCCATGACCATGAAGGGTTTTGCAGAGGGGGTGCTTCAGGAAAGCCGTGTGCAGGCCAGAACCATCCGGAATGCTGCACGTTATTTGACGGGTGAAGCGAAGGAAGGCAGTGTCGCCTTTGGCACAACGGATAACCGGAAAACCTACAACAGCACATCCTCCGTCAACCTGTCAGGAAACAATTTCTATGTGCGAGATGAACAGGACATCCGTTCACTTGCTATTGAGATTGCTTCCCTGACCCGCCGCCAGCAAAGGGGCCGCGGACTCCGAATGGCATGATCTGCTTGACTTTTAGAAGCTTTAGAGTGAGTAATACGCTACTCAAACGAGAGGAGGCAGGCGCCATGTTCGCAATGCATATTAGGCCGGAGGTGTTAAAGCGGCTTCGTGAGGAGTATCCCCCGGGCTGCACGGTTGAGCTGATTGAAATGAATGATCCATACCGCAGCATGCCTACCGGGATGCGCGGAAAGGTCACGCTCGTGGATGATGCAGGTGGGATTCATGTGGCCTGGGAAAACGGTTCAACCTTGGCCGCCATTCACGGCATTGACCGAATCAAACGAATCGACTGACATATTATCATAAGGAAAGTCGCTCATGACGGGCGGCTTCTTTCCGTTACGGAGGATTTCCGATGAACGACTATTTCCTTTGGAATGGCGTGGACTGCAGGCAGTATGGCATTCATGTGACTGAGCAGCCTCCCATTACCATTCCAGCTGAGCGAAGTACACAGACTAACGTTCCCGGCAGACCGGGCAGTTTGACTCGGCTTGAGGGTGAGGATGTATACGATGACATGATTTTGACTGCCATCTGCTTTGTTGCCGATCCAGCGCAGATTCCTGCTATCGCCGCGTGGCTGAAGGGAAAAGGCACTGTAACCTTTGCCAACCGTACCGGCGGTCACTACGAGGCTAGGGTGGCTAATCAGATCCCGTTCGAAAAGGTGCTGCGAGGCAACCCACACTGTTCCTTTGTGGTGAACTTCCGCTGTTTTCCATTTTGGTACAAGGACAACGTTAGTGATATCACCATCACATCTTCTGGCAGCACCCTGACGAATCCGGGCAGCGTGTACGCGGAGCCAATTATCACCGTGTACGGTTCCGGGGACATCACGCTCATGGTCGGCACAACCATTGTAGAATTGACCGACGTTTCCGGCAGCATCGTGCTGGATAGCGTGCTAAAGGAAGCATATAAAGGCAGTACCCTGATGAACAGCCATATGACGGGAGATTTTCCGGTGCTTAGGTCTGGCATGAATGCCGTAAGCTGGTCCGGGACGGTGACGAAGGTAGTCGTGAGGCCGAAGTGGCGGTATCTATAAAGGTTGACGTTTTTTTCGGAATTAAGTCGACATGTAGATTGACTTTCGACTTCGTGTCTGCTATGATGCTTATCGGAATTAGGTCGACATGTCGACTTGAAAGCGGGTGAAA